TGGTCCACACCGAGAAGATTGGCAATAACTACAATCGTGAAGTTGACCGTAAACGCAAAACGTATTATGCAGATCAAGTGGATGATAAGGCTATTTTAAAAATCTTATCTACTATCCGTGGTGCAGTTGAACCAGCGAGAAAAACTGCTCGCGTAGAAAAAACAAGTAAACCAGAATTTAAAAAAGAAGAAGCAGAAGCTGCTTCAGTAAATGAACTATTTTAAAAAAGGTGAAATTTAAAATTTCAGCATAAGCAAGTAAAAAAGGAGAAAACAAAATGAGTTTATTAGATATCGCACAATCAATCAAAAAAGAAGGGTTTGACCCACGTAAGGATAGCGCAAATGGACCTGCACCAATTCCAGCTGGAGAATACCAAGCTGTTTTAAAATCTGCCAAATTCAATATTTCAGACAAAGGTTGGGAAAGTCTTCAATACTGTTTTGAAATCCGCGGTGGTGACTACGATGGTCGTTCTGAATATGCGACATTTGGAACGCTAGATTCTTGGAATGGTAAGGATATTTCTTGGTCAGTTCAACGTACTATTAAATTCTTCCAAAAGGCCCTTGCATTTGCAGACGATGCACCTTTAAAAGCTGACTTCGAAGATGGTAAATCACTTGAAGAAGCCTTGCAACGTAAAGCGGTTGGTTCTTACTTCAAGTTGATTATTATTGAAACAGAGAGCAAAGGTAAAACATACCGTAGTTATGATCTTGATGAAGCTGAAGACCTTCCGACTGTTGCATTTTTAGAACTTAGTGACGATGATTTGCCATTTTAAAAATTAGGAGGAACGTGGAATGGCTAGTATGAAAGAGTATGCTCTAAAATATCAAAAATTAGGATTCTCAGTCATTCCAATCAATCCTAAAAACAAGATGCCTTTAATCGAATTTGCTGACAAGCCTGCCATGACGGCTAGTGAAATAGAACGTTTTTGGAACGGATATCCGAATGCAAATATCGCTTTAAGAACAACCAACTTCTTCGTTATTGATATCGATAAGCATGGGAAAGAGAATGGCTTTGAGTCGTTAAAAAAATGGGAACATTTAAATTTAATTGAACCAACTTTACAAGCCAAAACCGCTAGCGGTGGTAAGCATCTGTTCTACTTTAAGAGAGATGATGAACCAATTACTCAGATGATTGGGTTCTTGCCTGGTGTTGATATCAAGGCTCACGAGAATAACTATATCTTAGTAGCACCTTCAGCAACAGATAAGGGCCAGTATGAGTGGGATTTGGAGAAATCAGCGGAAGGTGGGACGATCGTTACCCCTTCCCGTGATTTAATCCGAGCAATTAAGAAGCAGTATGGTAAAACTCACGGCTATAGATACGATGGCAAAGATGGTCTTAGGGATTTAGCAAGGCGCTCTCAAACCAGAGAGCGGACACAGACTACAGATCTCTTTGAAACCATCGCCCTTGGTTTTGGTGATGAGGGTGGACGAAATGACAAACTAGCAAAGTTTGTAGGCGGTCTCTTATATCGTGCGGTCGACGATAGTGTAGTTGTCCAACTTGCAAGATTGGCAAATGCAAATAGTCCAAACCCTTTGCCTGAAAAGGAAATGATGCGTACTATTGAAAGTATGATTAAAAAAGATAGGAGGTGATTGTGATTGGTAATGTAGTAAGTATTGACTCACAACCTAAGATGATAACGACTGCCAAGGGAGATATCAAGGCTAACAGTCCAAGTAATGTGTTGATGTCTTTCAAAGCTGATGATCAGTTGAGTATTTACCTAAAGCACAACGATTTTTCCCAAGAGCATGAACTTCTTAAAGACATCAAGATAGGCAATACCCTTTTCAAAAAAGGGGAGTTGCCTTCCAACTTTGATTCAGTTGTAAAGGTTTATTTTGAAAGTGTGCTGGGGGTGGCCTTTTCTAACCAGGCGATGCTAGACGGCATGGAGACATTTTTTTCAGAACGGTCTTACAATCCAGTCATTGAGTACATGGAAAAGGCTGCTGAAAAATGGGATGGTCGTAAACGAATTGACCGAATACTTCAGGTTTACCTGGGGGCCGAGGACATTCCCCTGATTTCCAAGATTGCCCAAATATGGTTGGTCGGTGCGGTTGCTAAAGTCTATGACCCCTACGTAAAATTTGACTATGTTCTGGATTTGGTCGGTGGCCAAGGAATCGGGAAAACCTCACTCCTCCAAAAGTTAGGTGGAGCATGGTACACAGATTCAGTCACGGATTTTGCTAACAAAGACAATTACGATATCATGCTGAAATCCTTGATTGTTAATGATGATGAAATGGTTGCTAGTAACCGAATGAGTTTCGCTGAGACAAAAGCCTTTATCTCAAAAACTAGCCTACGATACCGTAAACCTTATATGAAACGGACAGAAGAATTTGCCAAGAACTTCATCTTAGCCAGGACTACTAATCAAAAAGAATATCTAAAAGACAAGACGGGTGAACGTCGTTTTCTACCAGTTATGGCAGATAGTAAACGGCAAAAAAAACATCCAATGGAAATCGAGCCAGAGACAATTGAACAAATTTGGGGCGAAGCCGTCGCAATTTATCGTGCTGGTGCCGATTTGATGTTTGATGAAGATACTGAAGACGAATTGAACATCTACCGTGAACAGTTCATGTATCGTGATGAAGTTGAATTACAAGTGATTGAATATCTTGATATGCCCGTCCCTGAAAATTGGCAAAACTGGTCTATTCAGCAACAACATCAATACACAAGTAAATATTTTGATAATAGTAGCGACTTTGAACCTGGTATCAAAAAACTAGATAAGGTCTCGACTCGTGAAATGATGTACAACTTATTTATGAGAAATTCAAATGATAGGAAACTTTCGACAAAGATAAACATGATCATGGATAATCATCCTGATTGGAAAAAAAGTGTTTTCCGGGCAGGTGGTAAAAGTACAAAAGGGTTCGTAAGAGTGAAAGATTCGGAAAAATCTAATCGGTAGCAATTAAAAATTTATCGGTAGTCATCGGTAGCAGTTTAGGGGGTAGATCGGTAGCGTTCTACCGATAAAATAGGACATCGGTAGCACATCGGTAGCAGTCTAACCCCTTGATATTACTGACTTTTATTTAATATTTATATATAATGCTACTCTTCTACCTATATTTTAAAAAAAAGTATATAAAATGTAGCTTGGTCGTATATAGAGAAAAATTTAAAGGAATAGTGTATAATAAATAAGATATGAATTTTTAATTAATATAAAGAGTTAGAAGGAGTTTGAATAATGAGTGAAACAATTTGCGCTATATCGACTGCCCTTGGAGAAGGAGCTATAGGTATTGTTAGACTTAGTGGTGATGAAGCATTTAGTATCGCTGAAAAAATAGTAAGACTACCAAAAGGTAAAACAGTAGAGAGTCTAGCTAGTCACACTATAAATTATGGTAATGTAGTTGATCCAGCTACAAATGAAAAAATTGAAGAAATTATGCTTGTAAAAATGGTAGGTCCGCGTACTTATACTACAGAAGATGTTATAGAAATACTACGGATACACCAAGAAAATAATTCCAAAGATTACTATCTTAATATTCGAGCAGCAGATCGTGATGGGCGATTGGAAAGCTTTAGTGAGGCACAACGCGCAGCGCGTCTACTGTATATGCTTCGAGTAAATTTTAATGGTTTGTACCGAGTAAATTCAAAGAACCAATTCAATGTACCATACGGTCGCTACAAAAACCCAAAAATACTGGATGAAGAACTCCTTAAAAACATTAGTTTTTATTTAAACAGTGCGAATATCACTATCCATCAGGGTGACTTCCAGGATGCTGTTTCCAAAGCAGCTACGGGTGATTTTGTGTACTTCGATCCACCATATATTCCGCTAAATACCACAAGTGACTTTACATCTTATACAGACTCCGGTTTTGGCTTCAGAGAGCAGACACGCCTTATGGAAACATGCCGCGAGTTAGACCGCAAAGGGGTACTTTTTATGGCATCTAACTCTTTTTCTCCTTCTGTACTTGATCTGTACGAAGGGTTTATGATCGAAACTGTGGGCGCTTCCCGTATGATTAACTCTAAAGCAACCGGCAGGGGAAAAATTAATGAAGTTATTATCCGAAATTATACATGACATACCATCTCAACAAATATATTATCAAGATTCGGACACCATATTACTTCAAGGCGACA